GACAGGCGGCACACACGCAGAACATTGTGGAGATTTATTAATGAGCAAACGCAGGAACCGCACCCGCACGCAGCCCGTGCCGCAGCCGGATAACATGACAAGCGGGGCGGAGTCGGAGGCGTTTACCTTTGGCGACCCGATCCCGGTGCTGGACCGCAGGGAACTGCTGGACTACGTGGAGTGCGTTATCAATGATCGCTGGTATGAGCCGCCCGTGAGCGTTGACGGGCTGGCACGCACGTTCCGCGCCGCCGTGCATCACAGCTCATCCATCAGCGTAAAGTGCAATATTCTGGCAAGTACCTTTATCCCGCACCCGCTGCTGAGCCAGCAGGCGTTCAGCCGGTTTGCGCTGGATTACCTGATTTTCGGCAATGCCTATCTGGAGAAACGGACCAGCCGCCTCGGTAACACGCTGAAGCTGGAGCCGTCGCTGGCGAAGTTCACCCGGCGCGGCCTCGATTTAGACACGTACTGGTATGCGCACTATGGCATTAATACGGAGCCGTATGAGTTTGCAAAGGGTAACGTGTTTCACCTGATGGAGCCGGATATCAATCAGGAGATTTACGGCGTGCCGGGCTATTTGTCATCCATCCCGTCGGCGCTACTGAACGAGTCGGCTACGCTGTTCCGCCGCAAGTATTACCTGAACGGCAGCCATGCGGGCTTCATCATGTACATGACCGACCCGGCGCAGAGCCAGCAGGACGTGGATAATATCCGCAGCGCCATGAAAAGCGCAAAGGGCCCTGGCAACTTCCGCAACCTGTTTATGTACAGCCCGAACGGGAAAAAGGACGGCATCCAGATTATCCCGCTTTCTGAGGTGGCGGCGAAGGATGAATTCCTTAATATTAAGAACGTAAGCCGTGATGACATGATGGCAGCGCACCGCGTCCCGCCTCAGATGATGGGGATCATTCCAAATAATACAGGAGGTTTTGGAGATATAGAAAAAGCTGCAAAAGTATTTTTTAAAAACGAAATAATACCTTTGCAGAAACAAATTTTAGCTATAAACAGTTGGCTTGATCAAAAAATAATTTCGTTTAAAGAGTATAACTTAGACTAATAATAGCAAGGCCGATAATAAACTGGCCTTGCTTGATAAAGTATTTAAATTCAATTAAACATTGTATTGATCAAAATACATTGCTGGCAACCTACAATATCCGCAGCCTTTAAGAAATCAGTTTGATTTATCATTACCGCGTTGCTGGAGCCTGAAAACTGTAACTGTCCAAAGACTCCCAATACAGATTTCTTGGTATAATATTTAGACTTACCTGAATAAGCCTCAACGCCTTCATTAAAAATAAACCGTTTTGTTCTCTCCTCATCAAGGCGGTTGCTAACAAGGAAAGCCTCAATAGATGATTTAAGGGAGGTAACTTTATTATCAAAATGACTCAAAAGAAGGTCTTCAAGTGTTCCTTTATCCGCCTGATCACCATGGAAAATATAGCCTCCCCATTCGATACCCTCAAAAGTAACAACCTTACTATTCGAAAGCTCAACAGACTCATCTAGACCAACCTCTCCGTGAATTTCAGATAACCTATCCCTTACTCCTATATCATCCGCATCAAAAAAGTACAAAAACCTATAAGGAATTTGAATGCTAAAATCATCATCACCAGATAAATCCCTATACATTTTTATCAATTTTTTACGTTCTTTAACTCTTCCGTCACCATTCAAATTGTGGACAAAAACCAATCGACCATCTTTTTCAAAACTTACTGATGGTAAGTTTGGACCGGGCGCCTGAAAACCTAATTTTCTATCCGGCACCCTTACTTCAGTTAGTTCAACTTCAAATCTTTTATTAAATAGCTCAGGTAATTGGCCAATCTTTTTGTCCTGAATAGAAAATCCATTAACTAAAAGCACTCTGCTTAAAAAAGCGACGTCATGTTGTCCTTCACAGATAGCAACAATGACTTTCTCATATGATTTATCAGCCATTAAATTACCCTCTAATATCAAGATCAACATTCTTAACTAAATAGCCAAATCGATCGCCTTCAGCACTTTTTACTTGGACTTTGCCATCTTTTTTGCTCAACTGGAAACCAGTGATATCCTCATTCTTATAACCATTTTCCAAAAATGCCGATATACACTCACCAGAATGCGAGGTTAAAAACAGCTGAACATTAAACTTCTCAGATAACTCTTGTGTAAATCTAGTAAATTGTAGTAGCAAACTATAATGTATCGCAGTTTCAAATTCATCAATGAATAGAACACCATTTCGGCATGCAGCAAAAGATAAGGCAATATAGAATATACGCTGAATTCCTTCACCATATGAGGTTAGATCAAAATTCCTATCAATGTCGAACGAAGACTCGACAATAAATCTCTTTAGATCCATATCCTCGGTAAATCTAACATCCTTAATAGTCGGCTCTATTTTGCTGAGGAAATCAACAACCAAACTTATTGCGGACCTAATTTCTTCATTCTTTTCCGCTTCTTTTGATATTAAATTAGCACCTAAACTTTTATTATAATCCTTTAATAATTCATCAATATCGTAAAAATAAGGGCTTTTAAAAGATGATGAACAAAGGTGAGAAACTTGGTCCGCATTTCTACGCATGCGCTCATGCATGAATGTATGAACTGTATTACTTACAGATTCACCATCAACACTAGAATTTAGTTTGTAGGAAGCAATGTAATCATCCTGCTTGTCGATAGAAGCATCATCATATTTCAACATTTCAACTGACACACTACAATTATCGAACTCACCTTTAATATCTATTTTATCTTGGAAGAGAGCATTTAATAATGTAGGCGTTAAAGTATTAATTTTGTTTTTTTGGCGAATTAAATTAAAGTGCGAAGATATGTCATTTCTTTGGGTAAGAAGGTAGATTGCCTCGAGAAGTGAGGTTTTACCTGCATTGTTAAAGCCAGCAATAATATTTATTTTATTGAATTTATCAAGCTTGAATTTTTTGAAAAACTTGTACTTTTCTATATTAACTGATTTAAAATGGTCTCTTACTCCATATTCAAAATTAGTAGTAAAATTACCATCCTCAATGTTAATAGAACTTTGTTTAGGTATGATCTGTATTAACTGCTCCTTAGCTTCATCAAGGAATCTAGAATCCTCATGAGCAATTAGATTCCTGTAAAGGTTCAAATCCTTCAAAGAGTCTCCAAGTTTATTCAAAGCAGTCTTATATATTTGTTGGTTGACAGATCCGCTTGATACCAAACCTCTCGCGAGGCTTCTTTCATCCTCCATGACTTTAATTGCGTCATCGTTATTTATAAAAAGCGCTAAATCACGAATTTCTAATGATTTAGTAATAATAGGGTCAAACTCAATATATTCACCTTCATTTACATCATCATCACCGTCATCCCCCAAGATATCAGGTTCTACATATTCTTCGGTTTTTGATATCCATGAAAATAGTCTATTTAGATTTGTGAAATCACGTGCATAATAGCCATTGTCGTTCCAATCAAGCCACGATTTAATAACGGGTTTCTTTATTATCTCCTCAAATATTCCGAACATATTTGGATCGAACTGCTCACCATATTCGCTATTCTTATAGGAATTAATCATGTTATAAACTCGTAACATAGAACGCAAGCGAGTTTTTGATATACCCAAAGAGTTAATCAGTTCATCTTCTTTAGCTAAATATTCATCACGGGTTTTATCTTCATATGGTTTTAGAAAATCGTACAAAAGCTTAGATTGGTTAAATGTTGACCATTTTTTATTTCCACTAATATGTTTTAAACCCATAACAATTAAATGTTTTTCAACATCATCGTTATCGTGTATTTCAAACGGCACACTTCTAAAAATTGCAGGATCAAGTTTCCCAATATCAAACCCCTTTTCATGGGCCTCTTGTAAAGCTTTTAGAGCTGTGACACGACGATTACCTTCTAAAACCAAATAATTATTATTGCCTAAATCCTTAACTTGTATGATGTCAACATCAAGAAACCCATTTGCTTTAAAACTCGCAATTAAATCTCTAATGTTTTCCTGTCTATTACCCTCAATAAAAACTCGCGTTCTACGTTGAATAGTAGAGTCTAATAGATCCTTATCAGAAACTGGCTTATGTTGATCATTATCAACAAAACGATAGTTATTAGGATCTAAAAAAAGGTTTTTTAGATTTTTGCTAATTCGGGCGCGAATTGGCTCAATGTTCATACATCGCCTTAGTAAGTTCCAAGTACAGGTTAGAGTATTGGATTAAACTACACTCGACAAAACTTGTCTAATGACACTTAGCGCGCGCTCGTAGCCCCGCCACGCCTGCACGCTTTATGGAGTGGTTTTCATGCACCTGTAGGACATAAACAAAAGCCCGCCAGTTCTGGCGGGCCAAAGGGTAAACGATCCTTTTGGGATCATGCGGATTCATGCAGCATAGACATGCACTCACCAGCAAAGAGTCAGAACAGGGGCAGGTTGTTATCTGGTACAGTAATTTTCGGATCGACCGTAACAGGATTTTTTAGCGACTGCAGATAAAGCAAACCCTGCGAAAGAGAGACAGGGGCAGAAATCTCAAGCCAGAAAACACCGTCATAAGTCCGGCCTAACCAGAAGCCTCCGCCGTTCTCTTTTGGCCGCTGAAAGAAAACTAATCCGCCAGGCGCATAATCAGTCAGGCTTTCGCCCCTGTAAACTACCTGGTAATTCGAATCGCTTCCGGCCATAGCCTAACGCCTCGCGTTACTCGTTGTTCAACCTTGCCAGCGCCAAAAATAAATTTTGTCGCCAGCAACGTTATCAATATGCCCGGCTGTGGTCTCAGGTTATTCCGCAGCGTAAAAAATCTCATCGTCGGGGACTTTTTCGCAGCTCGAATGCGCTAACTCAGCGATGATACTCATCGCCAATTTCATATCAGATTGCTTGCAATTAGCTATAAGTGACACCTCAGCAATGAACTGAACGCAAGCCATCTTACGGTTTATCGGTGCCAAATCTTGAGTGTCCATCTAACCCTCCCTTTACTCTAAAGACTGTATAACCATACAGTAGTAGATGCGTTACGAAATGTGAAATGTTTTTTCATTCAATCGGACCTAATCTGAAAACGAAACGTAAGGTTTTTAGTGGTGCCAACCTGTTATTTTGATTAGATAAAAACTTGCTGTCTCCTGACCAACGGCTTCGCTTATGCCAGCTTTCTTAGTTCAGATCCATTGACTCCATTTATCATCTTCCTGCAGCCACCCGTTCTTATAGAAAATGCGCATCCCCTCGCCTGAATTGAGACTGCCACCGCACAGAAGCAGATTTGTTTCAGTTTCTTCACCGGTAAAGCCCCTCGTTTTCAGCTCTGCAACAAGAGCAGCCCGCTGATCATCGTCAATTTCCTGCTTATAACTCTGCTTCTGGCGCGGCTTAACCACCCGGAGACGCGCCAGCAGATCCCGGCGCTGTTTTCTGGTCATATTGTCGAAGTCTGCCGGACCATACAGAGACGCTTCGCCCGGCCCTACAGGTTCAACTGATACCGGACTGCCCCCTGAAATGTTCAGTTTTTCATCAGGGGGACAGTTATTGCCACGAGTCCAAGGGGCGCTAGCGCCCTGGTCGGCTGTCGCCTCCTGAACGTCAACGGCCTTACGGACCATTTTCCACTTCATTGCGTGCGTGCAGATGCGGCCAGCCACTAACGGGGACCAGATGCCATAAATGCGAGTGCCGTGATCGCCGTAAGGGGTTGGCTCGTCGTTAAGCTCGTAGGCAGTTCTGACGATGTGATGTTTACGTGGAACCAGAACACCGCCCTGTTTCATGATGTAGGTGGCAAAGCAGCCCACATCTGCAGCGGCCAGCACGGCGTCCAGCTGCGCGTTTTCAAGCACCGGCGCACCGGCCTTTTTATCGCTCTGATTCCTCAGCGCCTGACCGGCAAGCAGGCGCAGTTCACGGTAAGCCTGGCGGCCCGGAATGCCAAAGAATCGGAACTGCTGAACACGATGAAGCGACGCCCACGCGCCTACGTTCTCCGCACTGTCTCGCAGTGATTTGCCGGTTTCGGCGCTGATTTCATCTGACAGGCCGCGCCCGTCGATATTTTTGCTCACGTATTTGGCGATATAGCTGGTCGGTGAGCCTTTGCGCGGGTTGATCAGCTCAGACTTAAAGCGCGGCCCGGTATTGTTGCCAAGCTCTTCACGGTCTTCACGAATGGCAAATTTCCGCAGCAGCGCGGTGACTGAACGGCGCTCTTTTTTGCGCATGAAGCAAAGCAGGTGCCAGTGTACGGTGCCGTCATGATGTGGCTCAGCAACCCGCACGCCATACCAGCGCATACCGGCTTTATGCATGGCCTTGCGGAAGGCGGCAAACGTATCAACCAGATAATCACTGCTCTGGCGAACGGTGGCCGTGGTCCACTTCGGATTCGGTCTGCCGTTGTTAAGCGTTGCGTGAAAACGTGACGGGCAGGTAATGGTGTAAAACACGGCGCAGTCGCCGCGCATTTCCGCGATAAGCTCCAGCCCCTTAACGCAGGCCATCATTTCATTGCGGCGGTGTGCCGGATTGCTGTTACTGGCATTCACCACGTCTTCCATATCCAGCGTATCGCCTTCATTGCTGACCAGCTCATGCGAACGGAAGAACTCCAGAGACTTCCTGCGCTGCTCACGCTTATGGATCACTGCTTCAAAGCTGACGTAGGGGGATGCTTTTTTGTTGACCAGGCAGACAGCACGCAGCTGCTCTTCACGCCATTCACAACGCAGCTGCCATAACTTGCGATACCACCAGTCCGCGCAGAGCATACGGGCCAGCGATGGCGGGATCAGATCGTAGGGCACGGGCTTGCGACGGCGCTTTTTGCGGCGCAGCTGCTCAAAGGCCGGGGGGATTACGTCCAGACGCATCGCTTCCGCTGCAACAAGTTCCCATGCCTGGCGGACCTGCTCCGGCGTCACGTCGTCACTGACGAACAGATGGCCGCTGGCCTTATCCAGACACATGCTCATGTGCGCAGCGACCAGTGTTGATAAACGCTTGACCTGATTCTGGTTCATTTCAGGCAATGCCAATAGACCGTCCAGCCCGTCGTGACCTGCCATAAAACGGAAGGAGACAGAAATCTGGCTTTCCCGCACGCGGGCCAGCCTCTCAAGGCAGGGGCGGATAGTCTCGCGCAGGTAACGGGAATAAGTCTGCGGCCTGCCGAGATTGTGGAAAAACTTAACCCGCTCCATGAGAGGTTTGCTGATGTGTGAAGGCTGGACGCTGACATCGGCCACGATGACCAGATCGGGATTAAATTGCTGCTGTTCGCGGGCCATCTTTGCCCGGCTGATAATTTTGTCCTGCACAATTTCGCGCTGAACAGGATCGCGTGACTCATTGAAAAAGTAGCGGTCCCAGACCTGATCGCTCACTGCCTCACGGCGCAGCTGCTCCTGCTCATTATCCGCAGCATAGAGAGCGATCAGGTTTGAAAGCGCGGACACCGGCGCAACGTCCGCCGGGTCCAGCTGTGGATTGATGGCCTTTTTAGGGGCATTCCACGGGTATGCGAAAACCCGAGCCATTACACCGCCAGACTCATGTGACGCGCCGCGATGATTTCCGGTGCGCGTTTGCCTTCACCGGCGGCTACGCCAACAGAGCGGGCAGCAGTGACTTTTGTCAGGCCAAATTCGCGGTAGATACTACGTGTAAATAGGGTATCGCTGTTTGAAACGATGACCGGGTTACGCTCAGAGACACCCAGCAGAATGCAGGCCAGCGAGTGCTGGTCATCATCGCTGAACCCATCGGTGTGATAAGCGGTAAATGTGCCGTGATACGGCGGATCGCAGTAAACGACATCACCGGCACGGACCATGTTCAGGGTGTCGCTGTAACCCTGGCATTTAAACGTGGCGCGCTGTGCCTTGAGGGCAAACGCTTCGATTTCGGCCAGCGGGAAATATGGCTCTTTATAATTACCGTAGGGAATATTGAATTCGCCGCGCTTATTATAGCGACAAAGTCCACGGTAGCCATTGCGGTTCAGGTACAGGAAGTGAGCGGCGCGCTCCAGCAGTGGCAGTCCCGCATTGAAATTAAAATCTTCGCGAACCTGATAATAACTTTCCTCAGTCTGATTCTGAATAAAGAGCGATAACGCCACGACAATAAACGGGCGCGTATGCTCTTTAACCTGACGATAAAGGTTAATCAGATCGGGATTAACATCCGCCACCAGATAGGCCGGATAATCCGTATTCATCATGACCGCGCAGGAACCGGCGAACGGCTCAACCAGACGATCACCTGCGGGCAGGTGCTTAATCAGCTCAGGCATCAGGCCGGACTTGCTGCCGGCCCATTTCAGGATGGTTTTCATAATGCCGCCCCCTTGTAATGCACGCTTTTCAGCTCACTGATTTCTTTGCAGGTCACGCAGAGGCAAACGCCGGGCAGTGCGCGGCGGCGCTTTTCCGGGATTTCTTCACCGCACGACAGGCAGAAAAACTCACTCGCCCCTGCCGGGCGGTGAGTCGCGTTAGCCAGATTGCGCGCCAGTTCTTCCTGCACGCGCTGCTGTACCATGTCCATTGAATCGGCCATCAGTGCATCTCCTGCGCCTGGTTCTCAAAGCGTTCTGCTTCTTTGTCCAGCAGTTCGATGATTTCCGCCGCTGACATTTCCTGTTTGCGGGCATGAATTGCCAGGGCGGCCAGGCGGATAGAAACGGACAGCGCATCATCACTGCGCTGCTCAGTTTTGGCCTTGCTCAGCAGGGCATTGAGCGCGTCTTCGTCTGCTTTAAAATTACGGGTCTGGATATTTCGCATTTCACTTTCTCCTGAATTTGGGCAAAAAAATGCCCGGCGGGTTTACGCCATTTAATTTCGTTGGGTTAATTAATTAGGTAACGTCAGATTCTTTGGAAATAAACTCACGACTGCTTTTAAGTGATTCATCGCGCTAATCAGCGCCGTTAATTCGTCACTCGTCAGTTCACTGAAATCAACGCTGTGACGTTCTTTGCTGATATTTGCCAGGAAAAAAATTGCGCTCAGTGCGCGGCCATTCTGTTCAGCCTGGTGATCGCGCTTATTACGCATATCTGCGATAAAGCGTTTGAGTTCGTGGCTGCAATCGCCGTACATCATAGTGCGAAGCGCAGAGATATGATTAAGCGCGCTGGCCCGCTGCCCCGCGTTCATCTGAACAGTGATAGTTTCAGCCTTGTAACCCATGATTCTTTCCTCTTACCGGTTAATCCTGCCAGCAGATCGGCCTGTGAAATTGCCGGATGCCAGCGTCTTCCCTTATCTGCCGCAATCCAGCCGTGGCCGTATGCGTGGGACGGGCTTTGCCGCTTCAGAAGCGGAGCCACTGAAAACGCCATATCTCAGACCATCCCGATTGATGCACCGATACCGCTTAACACATCAGCAGTACCTGAAAGTGCAGGGTTAGAATGAACGCGAGTCTGTACAGCGAGGGCCGCCAGCATCATGCAGCGAATGCCGGTATTAGCTGCTTCAACAATCCCGCGACGGCATGAGGTGGTAATGCTGGCATGATTAGTAGCACTGGCAGCAAGCGTTCCCACCTGAGCGGAGGCATTGAGCACGTAAGCCGGAAATTTTTCAGCGGCATGTTCATTGACAGGAACACAAGGCAGACAGTGCAGCTGCGCCAGCATCCCATCCATCAGAGTCGCGTCCTCAGTCAGATCAGTCAGTAACAGCACTTCTGGAACGGTCAGCTGATGCACCTGATCAGGATTCAGCTTGTTACGAAGCGTCTGCACTTTCATGCCTGCTTGCTGGGCCAGCTCCCGCATGTTGTGAGTCAGCGCAAACTTGCGACAGGCGTCGTCATAGTGGTTATGGGTGGAAGTCTTGAAATCAAACATGGTCATTCCTTTGCTCAACTTAAATAATTAAGTTCTTACGCTGCAACGTAGCGGCAATTTACACCTTGAGCGAGCAAGCGCGCGCGAAAGGCAACCATGTTGATGCGAGCTGCACCACCAATTTTTTTCCTTGGCATAACAAGCAGATCACCGTCTTCAACCATCTGTTTCACGGTACGAAGGCTGTAGCCATAAGCCTGTGCGAACTGTTCATAGGTCATCAGATCGGGGCCGCTAGGTATTGTAATTTGATTGGTCATCGGGGATTATCTCCAGTTGGTAGCTTTTGTAGTGCATTGGCGTGCATTTTGGCTTACGGGGTGAATGGTATGATCCAATTGAGTGATTGTAAAGTAATCCCTATGGAATATTTGAGGGAATCATGTCTAACGCTTTAGGCGATGCGAAAGAGATTTTAGAAAGAATCCTTAGTTCTTATGGTGTTAGATCAAGACCTGAGCTTGCTGAGCTTTTGCAGATCCCCTTACCAACAATCAATAATTGGGTAGCAAGAAGTAGCTTGCCCGGTGACTACATTATCCAGTGCGCTATAGATACTGGTGCGGACTTGAAGTGGCTAATTTCAGGTCAACTTGAAAATGTAAGATTAAAGGCAGCTCCGCATGATTTTACAAAAGGTAAGGAATTGCACGAGCAGCTTTTAGCTAATGGCGGAAAGCAAGTGGTCCAGAGGATTCTGCATGCTTACGGTTTTACCATGCAGAAAGAACTTGGAGACTTGTTAGGGATTCCCTCTGGCACAATGAGTGCGTGGGTTCGTCGCGACTATTTCCCAGGCGACGTTGTCATAACCTGTGCGTTGGATACAGGCGTTTCTTTAAGATGGCTTGCTACTGGCATTGGTGAAATGATTGCGCGGAACAATTGTGAACGAATGCCATCCAGTGAAATTGTAACGATTGAAAAATACTCCCTCTTTAACGGTGAGCTAAACAAGACTGGCTTATGGGTATGCGACCCTAGTCTGATTGCAGAAACGGTGAATAACCCAGCTTTAGTAGAAAAGGGGAGTAATAAATGGATTGTAGATCTAGAAGTGAAAGCTATAGGTAATGGATTATGGTTGATAAATATTGATGGAGTGAATGATGTTTATACAGTATCCCGAATTCCGGGGAACAAGATAAATATTAAAAATTCATCATCTAATTTTGATTGTAAGATAGAGGATGTTGAATGCGTCGGAATGGTTTATCTCACACTGATGGAAAATAACTAGGTCATTATGAAAATTAAAATAGCTCTCACAATTTGCTTTTTTGCTGCCTTTGCTCACTCTGCTTGGGCTGCTCCTGAAATGTTCAAAGATTCGAAAGCCATGATGGAAGATCACAATGACTATCCACCAGAGAACGGCTCTTATAAAGTTCTGAGCAAAAAACCTTTGCATGTACAAATTTTGCCTACCATCTTCAAAGGTGACGTTGAAAGAAATATTCAGTATGAGGCTAATAAAGCAGCTGTCTACACTGTTTACCGAGTGTTGTTTCAGACTCCAGCTAATACGGTCAAAGTAACTGTGCTGCCTAGAGAATTAGATGTTCAAACCCATAAATATACACCTGCTCCTAAATACGCATTCACTTTTTCTCTTAGTAGAGAAAAAGCGTTAAAACTTTCAAGCCAATATGCTGGCATTGACAATTCAGACGATTTATTCCAGAACGATGGTTATCAGTGGGCTGAGTCATTCCGCGCTTGTTGCTATTCAGACAGAGGAAATCCCGGTTTAGCCGCATTTGTTCAAGAATTGAAAAACAGCAGGTGATTTGGTGGCAATAAAGAAACTTGTTTCTGGTGAATGGCTTGCCGACTTCTATTTAGATGGACGTGGCAGCCGACGCATTCGAAAGTCTTTTGAAACCAAAGGCGAAGCTGTAGCTTACGAAAACTACACACGCAGTGAAGCTGAAAACAAACCGTGGATAAAGGAAAAAGAGGATCGCCGTAAGCTGAGCGAGCTTATAAAGCTTTGGGATTCTCTTCACGGGCAATCACTTAAAGCGGTTAAGTCCCGTAAAGCTAAGCTGGATATTGTATGTAAGGGCTTAGGCGATCCGATAGCTTCCCAGCTTACAGCTAAAGATTGGGCGCATTACCGTGACCAGCGTTTGCAGGGGAAAATTTCCAATGGTTATCACGATGATGAATCAAAGTGGAAAGTAAAGCCTATCACGGTTAACAGAGAACAAAACTATCTTGCTGCTGTGTTCAATGAGCTGAAGCGGTTAGGGGAGTGGTCTCTGCCTAACCCGCTGGAAGGCGTCAGGACGTTCCGGGAAGATGAAAAGGAAATGTCCTGGCTAACTTTAAAACAAATTACTGAGTTACTTGAAGCATGCGAAAGTTATGGCAAGTTAGATCTGACATTGATTTGCAAAGTATGTCTAGCTACAGGTGCTCGCTGGACTGAAGCAGAAACCCTAACCCGCTCTCAACTTTCGCCCAATAAGCTGTCATTTTTTAAGACGAAGGGCGGTAAAAACCGAACTGTTCCCATCCCGCAATGGTTCTATGACGAACTGAAGGAACGCCAGGGAAGGATGTTCAAGCCCTGTTATCAAGAATTTAAGAAAATGCTAGCTACCACAAATATCCAATTGATAGAAGGGCAGAAAACTCACGTTTTACGCCATACCTTTGCCAGTCATTTCATGATGAATGGTGGTAATATACTTGTACTTCAAAGAATCCTTGGGCACGCGAACATCCGTGAAACCATGAAGTATGCTCACTTTGCACCGGATCACCTTGAAGAAGCAGCAATATTAAATCCACTTTCTAAATTGCAGGTCTAGTTATGCCTAATCTAAAAAACAACAAAAAAGATGAAGTTAAAGATAAAAAGGTAGTAAGTGAGGCGGAACCCAAAAATACATCTAACTTCTTAAAAAAGTTTTGGGATAATAAAAGTCATTATTTGAGTGCGTATAAAGGGTTGATAAATGTTTTAGAGCTTTTAATTTGGATTTTTTTATTAAGGTCAATTTTCTCCAATAATTCATTGGAGTATGTTTATTATAATGGTGAAGTGACTTTCAAAAGTTTATGGTGGTTAACTCCTGCCTTTATAAAAACAGGCGTTTCGTGGCTTATTGTATTAGCTTTTACTATGGTCTATAGAATTTCCCCTGTTTTTGCAATATTACTTAGGTCGTTTTCTATAAAACTTGAAACAAATTTCAATGAATCATATGGGGGGAGTCAAGACGGCGGGGGCATTTCACAAGAACTTTCAAGAAGTCAGGCTGCTGAGAAATACGTACAGTCTTTAGTCACTTCTTCGACTTTATTGTCAAAAGATATTTACTCAAGAGGAAGTGTTTATCTGCTTTTTGGTGTTTTATTCTCAATTGTGGGATTGCTTTTTTTCTATTTTCAAATCCATAGTTTGAAGTTCGATGCGAATGTTGTAAAAACTCTTATTACTATGGCTCCAAATTTTGGCGTATTAATATTCTTAGAATTTATTTCGTTCTTTTTTTTGAAACAATATAGAGCTTCCATGGACGATTTTAGATACTACGAAGCTATTAAACGGTCACGTGAGGAAACTCTAGCTGTCATAAAACTTCTAGCTATCAGTGATGAAAGTAGAGATTACCTTACGATATTAGAGAGTCTAAGTTTTAGCTCCGCCGTCGGTAAGCTAGAGGCTGGGCAAACTACTGAATTCATTGAGACTCAAAAGTATGCTAAAAACGAGATGGAACTGTTCGCGAAGATTGTTGAAGCTATTTCTAAAAAACAATAAAAGCTTCAATGTCTACCGATTGACTACTAAGCATGAATCTCACTGCCTTTGGCTGCACTAGAAATGCAATTAGTACATTGAATTTTATGAAAAAGTTATATTTTTCAAGTGTGTTGGAAAAAAGCGTCTTAACTAAGGTATCGCTAACGCGACATCTAAAAGTTAATAGCAAACAAGGGGTTGGCATCTGCCAGCCCCTTTTTTATGTCAGTGCCATCCTTGCAGCCTGCAGTCAACCGGCGTCCGGC